TAAAATCTATTGAAGGTAAAGCACTCTATTTTGAAACTTTGTTGACCGAATATGGAGCTCTCTATGATAAACTTCCAATCAGTGCTTTTGTTTGGAAAACTGATCATGGTGAGCTCTTGCCTTTGGATCATTTGCAAATATGGGATTGTTTTGACTACGATATTACTGTCATCAGAAAGCCTTTACTCGGAAGCTGCTCTTTCTTCGGGAAGGATAAGAAAATGCACAAAGGAGACTACATATTTACCATCGACACGGCCCACCGTGACAGGTCTTCATTGAATCAAAACTTTTCTGAACATGATCCTGAACACAAATCATTTAATGTGATTAAATTAGAGAACGGTCAGTTTGCAGCTCAACCAAATAATCGAGTTGTGTGGACTGATCAAAGTCTAATTCCATCAGAAGTCAAAATTCCAGACTTTAACGTATGCACACAAAATTACACTGTGGAAAACACACCTAAGTGGTCTGTTGGACATACTGACAAGTGGAGTTACAAAACAACGGAAGAAAGTGATGGTAGCGTCACTATCTACGAAAATAAATAACTAAAAACTGGAGATTACAAATGTCTATGGTAGATAAGAGTAAATCCTTTATTGAAAGCGGTATGACGTTAATTACCGAGTATACTTCGGAAAAATATTTAAAAAAACCAAATCAACCTCCTATTAACAGACTTTCCAGACCTTGTGGCGGAAAAGGTGGTTTTGATGATTATGTAGAGCGTTGGCATCAGTAAACTCGCATATATAGTATGATAGATACTGTTTAGTGCCTTGTCTTTCAGCGTTTCTAGATCAACAGCTCCAACACAAATAGTTGACAGTTATCTGGGTAGAACATCCAGATCTTTTAAGGACATCAGTTTGACGTTCTCTAAAAACCCTGTCACTAAGGATCTTGTTGTCTTAAAAAATGAAGAGGCTATTAAACAGTCTGTGAAGAACTTAGTTCTTACACAAGTCGGTGAAAGATTTTTTAATCCTTATTTGGGAACCAATACTACATCATACTTATTTGAATTATCTAGTAGTTTTGCGGAAAACGCTTTAATCCAAGAGATTGAAAGTGTATTGCAAACAAATGAACCAAGAATCAATCTATCCAATATCTCTGTGATTGCTGATGAGGATATGAATTCTTTTGAATGTTTTATTGAATACCTAATTGTTGGAATTCCCGAAGCACTGCAAACCGTAGATTTTATCCTCGTAAGAGAAAGTTAAATGGAATTACCAACAGTTGCCGCTTTAGAATTCGAGCAATTAAGAGCGTCGATTAAAAACTACATCAAAACTAAGTCTACATTTACAGACTATGATTTTGAAGGTTCCAACCTTTCGATGTTGGTTGATATTCTTGCGTACAATACTTTGTACACGACATACAACCTTAACATGGCGTCTAACGAGTTAAATCTCGATACGGCGGTACTTCGTGATAATATTGTATCGCACGCTAAAAGACTAGGATATAACCCAAATTCATATACTTCCTCTAAGGTACAGACTGATATTACTGTATCTGGATTAACAGCATTACAAGTCGATAGAATTGGTCTTAAGTCTGGTCCAGTTTTATCTACATCATTCCAGGGTAAAAATTATACTTTTGTAGCAAGAGACCCTCTTAATCTTACCGTTAGTGGTGATACTGCAGTTTTTAGAGATGTAGAACTATATGAAGGTACTACGTTTAGCATTAGATACACTGTAGACACCTCAAATGAAAATCAAAGATTTATTATCCCAAATACCTATATTGACTCTGACAGTGTAAAGGTATCGGTTAAAGCAGATTCTACATCTACAACAGCTACCAATTATACCAGAAAAAATACCATTGTTGGTGTAAGTCCATCTGATACTGTTTTCTTTGTAGAAGAGATTCAAGATCAACAGTATGAAATTGTATTTGGTGATGATGTAATTGGTAGAAAACTACAAAATGGTGAAATTGTAACCATTCAGTACATTATTACTGCAGGTGGTGAACTCAACAACGTAAAGGAAAATTCTCTTAAATTTGTTGGTACTGTTGAGTATGTTGACCAAAATAATGTTACTGGAAAAGTAGCTCTAAGTAATATCACTTTTGATCTTAGTACAGAATCTTCTTATGGCGGTTCTAATTTTGAAGATATTGCATCTATCAAATTTAGAGCACCTAGATATTTTGCTGCACAAGAAAGAGCAGTAACAATTAGTGATTATGAATCTCTAATTATGCAAATCTATGGAAATGCTGACTTAGTTAAAGTTATTGGCGGTGAAAAATTAAATCCACCCCAATATGGAAAAGTTTTTATCACCATCAAACCAAAAGTTGGCGGTGTAGTTAGTGATACAGAAAAATCCAGAATTGTAAGAGATTTAAGAGATTACATTGTTGGGTCCGTAACACCAGTTATTAGAGATCCCAGAAAGTATACTATTAGTGTTACCCCACAACTTACATACAACAAAAATAAAACTAGGAAGAGTGTAGCTACACTTAAAAAACTTGTTAGAGATATTATTGTAAAATATGAAACCACCGATTTGTTTAAAAATTTTGGTGGTAAGTATTCCAATTCTTCTATTATTGCAGATATTCAAAATATTGACAACTCTATCATTTCGTCAAACATTAAAACAAAAGCTTGTGTTGAGATTGATTTAAATATCAATAATAGACTAGAAACAAAATATGAAGGATCTTTCTTTACTTCAGTTAGGTCGAAGTTAGAAAGTAAGTATGCCGTTGTAAGTGATTTCTTCTGTTATCCAGGTCAGAAAGATCCAGTTTTTATTGGAACTCCTTCATTCGGTCAAAATAATTGTGTAGTTGACACAAACTTATATCTTATTGATATCAACGAAAACATTTTAGGTGTTGTTGGAACAATTAATTATGAAACAGGAGAATTTAGTTTTTCTGTGGCATCTTGTTCCGATAACCCAATAAATATTTGTGCGATACCTAATGATCCTAACATTGATCTTAATGATGAAACATATGCAACCATTGAGATTGATGATGTAGAAATTGGTGATCCTAATGATGGTGATGATCAAGATCTATCTCCAGAGGATGATTTACCAGTACCTGACCGTGGTGATGCAACAGGAGATCCTGATGCTGGAGACGATGATACAACTGGAGATGCGGTAGATCCAGTCACGGATGATCCAAATAACATCATTACAATTAACGACTTTACGCCAGAATCTGATCCTAATAAGTGCTCATGAAAAATCTAAGGGATAAAACTGTAGATCTATCGGTTTTAATCGAGAATCAATTCCCTCAATTTGTGAGGGAAGATGCTTCTACGTTCATAGAATTTATTAAGTCTTATTATCAGTCTCTGGAGTTAAAAAACCAGCCTCTTGATATTGCGAAAAATCTGATTGATTATTACAATATTTCTCATTTTAGAAAAAATGAATTGGTAGAAAAGACTCAGTTATTAGCTGATGTAACACTTACAGATACAACTATTGCTGTAGATGATACTACAGGTTTTCCTGACAAGGGATATCTGAAGATTAACGATGAAATCATTTACTATGGATCTAAAACTGAAACAGAATTTAGAGATTGTGTCAGAGGAACTTCTGCACTTGTTTTAAGCAGTATTCCTCTATCTGAAATTTTACTTGAAACTAGTATTGCAGATACTCACTTTATTGACGATGATGTAGCAAATATTGCTTTTGACTACACCAGTGAATTTTTGCGTAGAATTAAATCTGAAATTGCGATTGGTATTCCAGAAAATCTCGTAGATGAACTAGACATTTCTAGTTTCTTGTCTAAAGTCAAGTCTTTTTATGGATCTAAGGGTAGTTTAAATTCTAACAAAATTCTTTTTAGGATTCTGTTTAACGATAAAAAATATAGATTCAAACTGAAAAATAGAGGATCTGGTGCTACTATCAAAATCATCAACTTTGATGGTTCCATTGGTAACGCTCAGATCACTGCGTCTGGATCTGGATATGATAATAGAGTTGGAAATGGTTCTCTTATAAACCCACCAATCATCGAGATTTTTGGTAGTGGTCAAGGTCAACAAATTGCTAATAAAACTGCTGTTATTGAAGTAACTTCTATCGATTCAAATGGTGGTATTCCACTTGGATCTACGATTGACCCAGCTTATACTGGTGTCACTATCACTGATACTGGTTCTAACTATGTCGGACCTATTAGAGGTGTAGTTAGAGAGCGAGATTTTGGTGAAGAAGAATTGGTAACTTCCGCAAATGGAAGTGGAATTGTTGAAAGTTGGGATTTTAATACAGGTGAACTAACTCTAATTAATACGATTGGATTTTTTACCAACAATGAAGAATTAACATCTCAGAGTGGTGAGACAGCAAATGGATTTATCAAATCTTTTGAGATTGTTCCTCAAGATCCAGAAGTTGAATTTCCTAAAGATTATCTTTTTAGACCATCTGAATCTAATTTCAGGGGTAAGAAACTAGCACGATTAGAAATTACAGAGGGATCTCTAGAAGAAGACATCAATGGTGTAATCAGTCCAGCAAAACTTTTAACGCTTGTTCAAGATGATGACACTGTTTTTGGTGTAAAATCTGTACAAATTGAAACTGGTGAAATCTTAAAAGTAGACAATATTGGATTGCCAACTTATGAAATTGATATTGAAATCAACGAAGATTTTAATCGAATTTATTTACCAGCATCTACACAATTAACTCATGCATATACACATACAGATACCATAGTTACTGTTGATGATGCCACTGGATTCCCAGTAACTAATGGTCAGATTTATATTGATGGTCTTGTTATTGAATACAAAGAAAGGACCGTCAACCAGTTCCTTGGATGTACTCCTTTGTCATCTGGTAGTAAAATCGTAAATACTGAAGTCATCTCTTATGGTAGATACAGAACTAGGAGAGAATATGAGCAAAGTGAATATGTAGAGATTGGGCAGGAAAGATATTACGGTGATAATCTTTACAGATCTATTACAGAGGGAGAAACTGCATCAACTGGTTTTCCAACACATACATTTGGTATCAAGAAAATCGGTAAAATTTTATGGGAATATATCGGTACTAGTAAAGTAGATTACTTTGTTGATTGTATTGTTGGCAATCCAGAAACTGTTGCAACTGGCAATGAAGGTGAACTTGAGATTATTGTTGATAGTGCTAGAAAGTTAAGTGTAGGTCAACTTGCAGTTGGAACTGGTATTGCCGAAGGTGCAAGAATTAGATCTATCACTGGTAAAGTTGTCACTCTATCTCTACCAAATACATCTTTGGTTGATGGTTCGGTCAACTTCTCTAGGGCCAGAGGTAGAATTGTTGGATTGGTTGGTGAAGTAGAAATTGAATCAGCTGGTGCTTTGTTTAGCAAACAGAAATATGAACTTGATGATAAAACTTATAATGATTACGAGGGAATCGAATATTCTTCCTGGAATGTAAATAGTGATCATACTTTAGATACTGACAATGACTATGTTGGTGTTGCAGGTAGATATGCATTCAAAAATAATACATTAAATCATGTTTATGTAGCATCTTCTGGTATTCCTGGATATATTTTCCAGGGAAATACTAATGCTAAAAATAGAGTTTTATCGAATATTTTTGATGGATACACAAATTCATTCGCTCTCAATGGACTCGGTTCCACTCTGAATGAAGATGACCTTTATGTATTCAGAAATGCAGTTCTTCAAGATTCCGATACTGACTACAATATTGTAAACAATGTCATTAGTTTTACTAACGTACCTCTGACACAGGAAACGATTTATCTGAGGTATTTTAGTACTGACAGTCAGGCTACTAAACTTCAGTTTACTCTTGCTGCAGCATCTACCGACACCATTGTTTTAACTACATCATCTACGATTGATCTCACAACAGATCATCTGTTTGTGTTCTTAAATGGTGTTCTTCAAGTTGATGGTTATACTTACAACGACACAACAAAGAGATTTACTTTTACAGGACAAACTGTCACTGCCACAGATGACATTATGGTCTTCTGGGTACAACAAGCACAACAACTCGATGCTATCACATCTACAGCTTCTCTGAGTTATACTTTACAGGATGGTGGTACTAATTACACTTCTGCAACCACTGAGAGTGTGTTTGTAGCAATTAATGGTGTTGTTCAACAACCAACAGTATCTTATACCATCTCTGGATCCACTTTGACATTTAGTGAGGTCAATGCTGGAAAAACCATCACAGTTATTGATTGTGGTAATGCATTAATTTCTGGTACTGTTTCTACTCTTGCTGGTATCAATCAGGATAGGAATAATTATAAACTTCAGAAACTACTGAAAAGAATTCCATATCCTGCAAGTGTTCTAAATCAGAATGTTCTTAGAACTTCAAAATCTCTTTCTCCTGTAAAAACAGATAAAGCAATTGGTATCACTGTGGATGGTATTCAATACCAAACTGTTAGTGGTAACACAGTTCCCTATGGTTCTGTGAAGTCTCTTACCATTTCTAATGGTGGTGTATATCAAATTCCATATACCTCTACATATGATTTTGATAAAACTGGATATCCAAAAGCCATTCTGAAAAAGAATGGTTCTGAGACTGCTGACATTACTGTCACTGAGACTGTATTTGAAATTGCTGGCGGTGTCGAGAAAATTGACATCAATAACTTTGTAACTACAAACCTATTAAATCTTCAGGGTTTCTCTACAAAACCAAAAATTGAAGTTATTAATAACAACCCAGTAGTGAACACCATTCAAAAGAATCCAGAAGGGTTTAGAGATGCTATAGTTGATGTAGAATTTAAAAATGGCAATATCACTAGTTTTATCGTTGTAGATAAGGGTTATGGATATACAGAAGCACCAACAATCAGGGTTACTGGTGGTGGAAAACTAACATCTTATGATATTCCATTTGTAAACACTACAAATGGTGATATTATTGTCACTATGTCTGGTCCTCTGATTTCTTCTAAGAGTGCATCTTCTACGATTACTCTTTCGAGTCAGTTGGGTACTAGTTTTGCATATGATCCAACAGTAGAAATTAATTCTGGTTCTGGTGCAGAGTTGCAAGCAGTTGTTGCGAATGGTAGTGTCGTAGCGGTTCAGATTTTAAACGGCGGTCAAAATTACTTTAATGAACCAAATATTGTTGTGAACGGTATGGGTAGAGATGCCGTATTGAGAGCGGTAGTTTCTGGTGGTCAGATCGTCAGTGTAACCATTGTCAACGCTGGTTCTGGTTATACAATTCCACCTGTTGTTCAGGTTACTGTTGGTGATTCTAATTCATTAGTGGAGTCCACAATCAATAGGTGGACATTTAACATTGCTAACAGATTTGTTACTGGAATTGATGAATTTGGTGGATATGTATTTGACGAACAAGAAGGATATAACAGAAGGGTTTTATCTTTCACAAGTGATACATTAACAATGGATGATGTTTCCAATATTGTTGTCGGTATGGAAGCAATTAGTCCAGAACTTCCTATTGGAACATTTGTTGCTGGTGTTGATACTGGAACTAAAGTTGTATCTCTTTCTAATGGTGGATTGACTCTTCTTGCTAATAATACACTAGTCAATTCTCTAGTAACTTTTGTTCAGGGTGACGATAGAGTTAGAGGTGCTCTTAAAGTTGCGGAAGTTGTGCCTTCCAATTTCCCCAAATCCAGATTAAAGTATCAATATCTTCAAATGACAAATACGTCTAAGTTTGAGACGTATTACGGTGTTACTAGTTCTGCTCACTCTCCTTTGGTTGGTTGGTCTTATGACGGACATCCAATCTACTGTAAGTATGGTTATTCAAATGCATTAGACAAAACTTCTGCAATTGGTGAACAAACATCTTCCTGGAGATTGACTGGCACTCGTCTTAATGGGCCATCTATTAACGATTATCCTTTGGGATCTTTTATTGAAGACTATGAATATGTAAAAGATCTTGGTACTCTTGATCAGTTCAACGGTAGATTCTGTGTAACTCCAGAGTTCCCAGATGGTGCTTATTGTTACTTTATGGTTGATGTATTCCCCCATGTTATCGGTGTCGAGTACTTCTCCGACCCAGATGTCTACAATACATGCCCAAATAGAGATAATGATGTAGTTCCTACATCATTTGCTAGAGTTAATGATGCGAACAATGTTCAATATCCAGAAGAAATTAAAAATGTTTATAAAACTATTCTAACTACTGACTCTGCATCTGTTGGTAAAGTTGAAAGTGTAATTATCGAAAAACCAGGAGATAACTATAAAGTTGGTGATAACTTAGTATTCAATAATGACAATACTGCTGGATCTGGCGCCATTGCTTATGTAAGTTCTTTGGATACACCACCAGTTTTAAGTTACATAGTTGATAGTGCAAATAAAGAGATTGAATTCACATTTAGTGGTAATCATCTTCTTTCCGACTCTGATATTGTTGAGATTGAATATAGAAAAAACAACGTAGCTACTGAAATTAATTTGAGTGCAATCAGCACGGTTCCAACTGTTGTTAATAACAAACAAGTATATCCAATCACATTAGAAAGTCACAAAGTATACAGATTGGTTTTTGCTAGTGCGACAAACTTTAACCTGTCGTTCGATATTTTAAATTTCAATCCATTCTTCCAAAGAGATATTGTAGTAACAACTACTTCTGTTGAGATTGATCCTGCCAAGATTCCAAGCATTGTCTACATCCACACTCCAACATCAATTTATGAGTTGAAAGTTGAAAAAGCAAAAATTATTGGTAGATATGAAGTCCTTGAGTCTCAAGGAACTACATTTAAGATTAGAACAGAAGCAACTACTGTTGATATCCCACAAATTGACTTCTCTATTAGATCTAGAGGTGCTACTGGTCCAATCAAAACTATTAATGTTGTAAGGGGTGGTGAAGGATATCAGACCCTACCAGAAATTACTGGTGTTACTAGTAATGCTGGTACTGGTGCAGTTTTACTTGCAAACTCAAAATCTATTGGTAGGTTAAACAGAATTAAATATGTTACTTTTGGTGATCAATTCTATGGTTCTAGAACTGTAAGGAATTATCTAAATCTTCCAATCACAGTTAGAGTTAAAGCAAACTTTGAGATTGCTTCTGTTGAAATTATTGATGGTGGACAGGGTTATAACTTAAATCCAGTTATAAGAACAAATGGTTCCGAAACGATTGCGACATATAATCCACGATATAGTTCTGGTGAAATCGTTGATCTGGAAGTTGTAAATGGTGGTAGTGGTTTTGATACTGCTCCTACGATCACCGTAGTAAGTCAAGATGGTGGTAGTGGTGCTAACATCGTTCCTACGATGCGTAGAAGAACTTTAGATCTTAAAGACACAGTAACACTCAAGAATAAATCAGCAAGTGCAAAAATTCTATCATGTGATGCAAAATCTTCAACAATCGAACTTCTAGTTACATCTGGTAAGTTTGAAGTTAACGATATCATTGTTTCTTCCGATGGAAGAGATTATGGAACTATCGTTGAAGTTAATAGTGCTCGTGCATATTCTAAGTCAAATTCTTTTGGTAATATTCCCGAAGCATTCCTTGGGACGGTTGGATTTATTAGTGATGACTTCCAAAAAGTAGAAGATAGTATCTACTATCAAGATTTCTCATATTCTTTAACTAACGAAAGAAACACTCGCGAGTGGAGATCTGAAGTTAACGAAAATACTCACCCAGCAGGTTTCAGACTGTTTGGTAAGCATAGAATTCACAGCAGAAAGTCACTAATTGGTAGATCTCAGAATCTAGTTAGAAGTGCTGTTACATTCAAGACCAGCATTCAGAGTTTACTGGATTTGAGTGTAGAAACTCCAAAATGCAACAAACAAGTTATTTGGTTTGATAATTTACCATCACCAAATCCATACCAAATTAATGATTTGGTATTTGGTTCCCAAACTGAAGCAATTGGTAGGGTTTCTGAAATCGGTGAAGGATACATTGTTGTACTCCTATTTGATGACGAAATTGTTATCAACGAATATGTAATCAACCTTCTTAGAAATATTCAAACTTCTTATATTTCTACTACCAATAAGACTATCTTGTCTGTAAATGGTATTATCCAGTATCCCAGTGTTTCTTACACTGTTTCTGCCGATAATATTTTACCACTATTCCCAGTTTTCCCAGGAGATGAGCTAACATCTCTGTTCTTGACAAATAACTTTGAAATTTTAGAAGGTTCTGGTGTTAATAACAACAACCAGATTAATTTGATTCAGGGTGGTATTCAATATGTAGCATCCAATGCAGATAACCTTCTGGTATCACTTAATGGTGTTATTCAGAATCATGCTGACTATGAGTTGATCAATGGTGGTGCAACTCTTAGATTCCCTAATACAACAGTTCAGGGAGAGACTACATTTGTTCTTGATCACCCATCTTTACAACCACTTACGATTACTGGGTCTGCTGGCACAACATTTGATATTGGTGTCACACCATCTTCCGATTGTCAGTTATTAATCTTCTTTGTTGGTGTCAATCAAACTCACTTAACAACAGATTACACCGTCAGTGGTTCTACGATTACTTTCGCTTCTTCTGTCGATCCTTCCGAAATCTTCGGATGGTATATCGATGAAACTGTTAACTGTGAACAACTTACAATTACTGGTTTGAATCAAAACCTTGCGAGAGCAAAAACTTTAGTATGTAATCAAGAAAAGAATGTAACTTTAAAAATTGAGTCTAATACAGTTAAAAAACCAAATGGATTCTTTGAGTTAGATAAGGAAACTATCGACGGCACTTTGTTTATCGATGGTACAACTGCACACGGTTTTGGAACTAGATTCAAATATTCAAATCCAGAGTTTTCATCTAGTCACGTTGAGGTAATTAATGATATCAGCTCCCAGTTTGATGGAACTGCAGTTACATTTGACCTGAAAATTAATCAGGACGATGACTATACTCCATGGGACGGTGAAAATTCTCTTCTAGTTGAACAGTCTGGATCTTATGTTCCCAAGAGTGAATATAGTGTAACTGGTAGTCAGATTACATTTGTAAATGCACCAATAGGTCAGATGTCTATCAGAGACTTTAAGAGTGCTTATATTGCAAATGACAACACTAAGAAGGGCGCTGAACTTGACCAGTTCAATGTATTCAATGGTGTGAGAACTAGATTTAATACATCTGATGACGGCGTTCCTTCTACAGCGTCAAACAACACTGATGTGTTCCATATCAAGAATGGTGTTCTGGTAAGACCAGACATTCATCTAAATGCTGATGATTCTAGAACAAATATTCAATTGCAGACAGTATCCAACAATAAGATTACATTTACAACTGCTCCAGTTCTTTCTGATAGTATTAACATGTTGTCTTTCAATAGACAACTAGTTCCAACAAATCACAGAAACTGGGTATATGATAGAAATGAATTCTTTGATGGCGTCAGAAGAGAGTTTACACTACTCCATGATAATACCAATGCTCTCGGTAAAAAATGCGAAGAACTTAGAGAAGAGGCCCCAAGCGAAGAATCTTTAGTTGTAATTAGAAACGGTGTATATCAGTACCCTTCGATTGACTATGATTTAATCCTAGAAAATGATGTATATGATATTAATAATGGCGACTCCACTCATAGAATTGTATTTACAACTCCAACCCCACCCACATCAGATGAAGATGTATTCATTCTTTTCCACGAATATTCTGCAACCCACTTTGAAGATAGAACCGATGAGTTGACACAAACTTCTTCTACAGTTCTCTCCTATACAACTGCAGTTGCTAACCATGCAACCAAAGTTCCTTTCGTGTATGTTGGTGGTGTATATCAAGATCAAAACTCCTACACATGGGACGGCGGTGCAAACACATTGACTTTCTCTGGTACAACTTTACCAACACTTGCAACTGACAAAGTAGAATTCCATGCTAAGACTGGTGAATTACGTCCAGAACATGTATTTGGTGATATCATCAACGCATGGTTACTTGTATTGCAGAGAGGTGATACAACCGTTCAGATCAGCACAGTAAACAACACATATGATGTTGTAACTAGATCTGGTACAGTAACTATTACTGGTACTGATGTAGTTAATATTCCACAGAGATCTGGTACTATAACAATTGCATCTCAGTTCTATTTAATTACGCTTCTCAACTTGAATGCAAGTGTAATGCATGACGATCCAGCAAATACCTTCGTTGCATTTGGTGGTGTAATTCAAGAACCTGGAGTTGCATATGATCACGCTGGAACTGCAACTGCTGCAAATTCTGGCATTGGAAACGGTAACACATACGATAATATGTCCATCCCAATGGGTGTTGGATATCTTGCTGCAATTGATATTGTTCAGTTCGCCCCTGGTGATACGAGACAGTACATGACCAATGAGATTAATCAAGTCTATGATGGTTCCAGAACTAGATTCAGAGTCACTCTGGATGGTGTTAAGGATAATACTTACACTGGACACGAGGATCTAATTGTATCCAAGAACAATGTTGTTCTAGAACCAGATGTCGATTATCACTTGACTAATGTTAATGGTTATGCAGCCGATAGTCATCTTGGTTGTATTGATTTTACAATAGCACCTGTTGCTGGTGATGAAATCTTTACTATCATGATGCACGAGAATGAGAAGATTACTTTAACCGCTGTAAATTCCACAACATATAATTTAAGTAGAACTCTGACTGCTGTAGAACAGGAAGGTTTGATTCTGATTCAAAATGATCAAGTCAAACTTGCTCTTGGTAGAGGATTTACTTTTACTAGTGGTTCGCAGATTCAATTTGACTCTGCAACGACAACTGGCACACCATTTGGTATTCTGACTCAATCTGGCACGGTTCTTGATTATATCAATACTCCTTATGATGGTACAAGAAAAGAGTTTAATATGTTCTTGGACGAAGAAAACTTTATTCCTGCTGAACAGTATGATGGGACTTTACCACATCCAGAAAACATTGTTGTGTACAAGAATGGCACTATTTTAACTCCCATATCTGACTACACCTTGGATGGTACTATTAATTCTAGAATTAACTTTACTACTGCTCCTCTGGTGAATGATCTTGTTTATATCTTCACGCATGGCGTGATGAGAACCTTGGATAGTATCACTGCAACATCTGCAACAACTTATGATTTAACTCTTTCTTCTAATGCATACTATGCAGATGCTCTGATTGGTAGACCAAGAGAACTTGAGAATCAACTTCTTATCACATCTAATGGTCTTATCCTAGACCCAAGAGAAGATTATTATATTCTTGGTGATAAGATCAATTTCAGAAGTGGTGCCCTTGCTTCTGGCGATGTTCTGAGAATTCGTGATTACTATGGTGATAACTCCGACGTTGATGTAGATTCCTATAGTTCTCAGGTTTCTGTCGGTGAAACAATCCAGATCCCTGGTGAATCTACCACCAGACAAATTACAGCAATTCACTCTCCTTCTGTTATGGAAGTATCGAGTCCTGCTGGATTGACTGGTCCTTCTGGATTTGTCGGTACTGCAAATGTTTCTAATGGTTCTGTTACTGGTCTTACCATCACTAATGGTGGACTTGGATATCCAAGAAGTACTAAATTTAGAACTTATGGTCTTGGTACTAGTGCTTCTGCAAACGTTCTGATTGATCCAATTAGAGGTGATGTTATTACATCTACCACACTGGATCAGGAAGGTTGGAATATTCAAAATCCAAATCTTGTTCCTACATATGAAGCTGCAATTGTTAGAACTACAATTCTTGATTCTAATGAAGTTACATTCGGTAGTAAGTTAACTGGTAACATCACAACGACCGACGAAACAATTGGTGTTGCTGGAACAACCATGGCACTAGAAAGTGATATTACAATTACTGTTTCTTCTACTACTGGTGCAGGTGCAGTATTACAACCATTTGTCATTGATGGTGAAATTACAAAAGTTGTGATTGAAAATGGTGGTTCTGGTTATAATGATCTTGATTTTGTTCTGAATGTCAATAATGGTGGTGGATCGGGTGCTGTTCTAGAAGGAGTGTTGGATGTTTCTGGTACTATAACCAGTATCAGTGTTGTCAATCCTGGTGTTGGATATGACTCATACAGGGCATTTATTGGTAATGAATGTATTGAATACACTACACATAACTCAACTGAACTGAAAGGTGTAACCAGAGGTAGAGTCGGGACTACTGCACAAACCGCATCCACCGATGATAAAGTATATTTCGCTAATTGATACAGTATAAATAACATTAAACAACAAGTTATCGGGGCGTATAATGGCATCATTAGTTGCTGACAATTTTAGAGTATTTGCTGCAGAGCAGTTCATGGAATCCCTTGAGGAACCTCTTGATGCTGCTGGTAATGCTCTTGCCGATTCTTCTACGGAAGCACTTAGAGATCGAAGTAAAATCTATGTGTTTATTGGTCGTTCTCAGACATGGAATTCTGAGAGATACGCTGGTCAAGGATTTAACGATATCGACCAAATCCCCACACCAACCGATTCTTTTGATGAATTGAGTGAAATTTATGATGATATGATCGCTATGAAGCGAGTTACTCGTGGTGATGTAAACCAAGTTGTCAGGAAAAGAACTTGGACTGTAAATACTCGCTATGACATGTATAAGAACAACTATTCTGTTGCTTATCAGTCTGCTACTGGTGCAAATAAACTGTATGATGCACAGTTTTACGTCATGAACAGCAACTATGACGTTTATAAGTGTATTTACAATGGGGAGACCCCAGCAAACCCCAATGGCGTTATTTCTACTATAGAACCAACGGGTCAATCCACTTCCATTTTTACGACTGCAGATTCTTATAGATGGAAGTACATGTACACCCTCGGAATCAATGATTTCGTTAAGTTTGTTTCTAGTGACTTCATGCCAGTCAAAACAAACACAACTGTACAAACTGCTGCTACTTCTGGTGCAATCGATCAAGCACTTGTTAGAAACGTAGGATCTGGTATTACTGCTGGTACATATTTCTGTCCTGTTATTGGTGATGGTACTGGTGCTATTGTCACATTTACCGTATCTTCTACTGCTCCTACATCTGGGCAGATTGATCCTTCCACTGTTGCTATGACAGTTGTTGGAAGTGGTTATACATACGGAACAATCGATCTTTCCGAATCTTATACTACACTTTCTGCTGCACAGGCAAGAACAACAACTCCACTTGATTTAACTAGTGGTTCTCCTGCTATTGATGCAATTATTTCTCCTCCAGATGGACATGGTTCTAACATTGTTAGAGAGATGGGTGCGTATAGAGTTATGATCAACAAAGCAGTTGAATTCCTTGATGGTGGTGGTGACGTTCCTGTTAACATGGAATTTAGAAGATTTGGTCTAATTTCTGATCCAAAATCTCCTGGCGGACAAGATTTGACTGCTAGTACTGCCGCAGTATGTAAAGCAATCAAGTTCCCAACTGCAACTAATGTAAATTATAGTATCGGTGAAACAATTACACAAGCAACCACTGGCGCTAAAGGTGTTGTTGTTCATTGGGATTCTGTCAACAAAATTCTGAGATACTATCAAAACGAGTACGTTGCTGCAACACAATCTGGTAATCAACAGTATCAACTTGTAGCCTTTAGTGGTGCAAATGCAATTACTGGTGCGACATCTAATACTGTACTAACACCAGATACTGCCGCAACTGGAACTGTAACTATTGCTGGTATTAGTTTCACAACTGGTTACGCCGCGTCTGAAGTACAAAAGTTTAGTGGCTCGATCCTTTACATTGAAAACAGAAAGACCATTATTAGATCTGACGACCAGACAGAAGATATTAAACTCGTTATCGAGTTCTGATATACCCATAAATAAAAAGAAAAGGACTCCTTTTAGGCAATGCAAAAGACCAACCTTAAACTTGCCCCATATTTTGATGATTTTGATAGTTCTAAGAATTATCAAAAAATTCTATTTAAGCCTGGGCGACCAGTACAAGCTAGAGAATTAACTCAACTGCAAACGCAGTTGCAGAATCAGATTGAGAAATTTGCCAATCATACTTTTAAAGATGGCTCGGTTGTAATTCCTGGTCAAGTCGGATATGATCTGGAATATCATGCTGTACTTGTACAAAACCTTGTAAATGGTTTAGAAG